TCAGACTTAGATAGGAACGAGTAGCCTTCAACAAGTTGTTCGTCCTCACCTTTAACGGCTTCCTCAATCTCGTCCAAAGTATTCTTATAGTACTCACCAATCTTCTTAGCGACGGCACCTGATATATTATTAGATAACAAGTGCGCCTTGGTGCTAAAGTCGGAAGTCTTATTCTTAACCCACGCGTCGATAGCGTAGTCGATATTCTCAGACTGTGTACGCGCAGAGTCGATGATACGTTGTTCGATAGAGATCACAGGAGCCTTAGGCTTATCCTCTTCAAGGTTATCAATCAATTGATTGGAATACTTCTTATATAGTTCGGTGAACTTATTATCGATGTGTGCCTTGTCTTTATCAGATAGGTACTCACCTTTATTTAAGATGGTGATAAGGGATCCTAACGATAGGAACTCATAGTCTGGTGCAGCGCTAAGGGCTTCATAATAAGTCTTATTGTTTTTCTTAATATAAGCCAAAGCTGTCTTAGCCCTTACTGAGTTGTCAAGGTTAAGGTTATAGTAACCTAGAGCCTTCATAAGTTCAGTTTTATAGTTTAGTTCCGTAACGACTGGAGCACCGTCGCCTTTACCTTTGGCGATGGCTTTTTCTTTCCACTCTTGCGTTACTTTAGGTTTTTTGACTACCATATATTCCTCAATTTAGATTGATATAAACCATTATATAACATATTATAATTAAAGTACATTAATTATCGTTGGTCTTGGTAACTGATTGATACAAGTCTTCAAACTCTTCGTTTGAGGCTACTTCCTCATTGAAGTTCTGTTTATGATAGACACGGATGATCTTTGAGATAGTTTTCTTAGGGATCTTATACGTGTCGAATAAGTTCTCAGTGATCTCTTTAATTAGGTCTTTTTCTGCGTCAATTCGTAATAGGCTATTACTTGCTTCTTGGATAGCACTCTTGATTTGTTTCTTGTCTTCGTCTAATAACTGCATTATATGCCTTCCACTGTTGTTGAATTTTCAAATCTATTGTCTGAATATATCTTTGCGTTTTTAACGTTTACAGCATAAACTGAGTTCCAATGAAAAGATCTCCATTCATTTTTATCAAGATCAAAGACTTTGATAAGGCTGTCAGTTTTACTAAACGTAACTTTTTCATTTTTAGGTAGCTTATCTTTTGGAATTAATTCTTCAGACAGTGTACACAACATTACACGCTCAGTGTCGTCTTGTTTCATAAATTGAATTTCAACGTTAAACTCTGGATCGTGTAGATACCCAATAGCTTTTTCTTTAATGTCTTCGTCTATAATCTCTTTAGGTGGAGGTGGAACTTTTTTAATTCCAGTTTTAATTAAAAGTTTTTTAGCTTCTTCTTTTAAAGCCCATTTTAATAATTCTAATGCCATAGTTTTTCTCCTTAAATAAAATTAGTTTGCGGGAACGTTTTAAGTTCCCTCCTGCCTAGTATTGTGGTTTACCTACCATACTAGCTAGTCGAAATGGCGCGCTACGTTCCGTTAACCGGATCTTGTCCACTCAAGCTTAGGGACTACCTGCCCTAAATCAGGTTTGTTTTTAAAGTGCACTAGGTAAAATAGAGGTACCCCTAGTTTGACCTCTCTAATGCACTTTAAAAAGGGTAAGACTCTCGGAACTACCGTTGCAACGGTAGCTGACCCATCGGAAGCAGTGACCCGCTGAGTATGCATACCCATTAAAGCACAGCCAGTGTCCGCATATATTTTATTGATTGGCTGAGAGTCTTATTCGTCATAGCCTGGACCCCAAAAATGAGGATCCATGCCGGACATGGCGTTAAGATTTTCAAGCTCCTCAGCCGTTAACTCTTCAGCTTCAAGCTCTGGAACTTGAATAATCTTACCAGTCTTTTTATCTTTTACTGTTATCATATTGTTATTATATCAAATAAATTAATTAAAGTAAACATATTATTGGTTGTTCCAATCGTGTACCGGAAGCTTCCTAGCCTCTTGAACGGAAGGCGCGTCCCCAGACACTTCACTCACGTAGCCGGCTAACAACCATACACCAGCGTTGAATAATATATATAGGAAAAATCCAATAAAAAGCCACTTTAGTAACCAACTCATGTGATGTCCTTCACACTGTCGACCGTAGCGAAACCTGACACAGCTGCTTTGGTGTAGCCCTTAGCCCAGATCGAACCAACCTTGCTAGGCTCAACCTCGTTCCATCTTGGACCGTGATAAGGTAGAACTTCCACCTTGCCACCGTTATCAAAAAATTCTTGTACCGCCTGTTGAAATTCTTGCTCACTCATATATTCTCCTTAATTACCACGAACTGTTATAGAAAACTTCTTCACCACGTGCCAAAGCCTCGCGGGCATTTGCAATAAACTCTAAGTCGGCTGCTTTATCGTCATCGTCAAACCTTGAGTCCCCACCAAAAAAGAAACCTGCAGTTTCAGGAAGCTGATTGGTCGTAACTCTAGCCTCGATGTAGTCCAAGTCAGCCTCAGTAAGTTGAAGCTCGACCCCATTGAAGTCGATCTGTGAGTCCTCGATGTACTCGTCAGGATACTCATCGATCAACCATTGTGGTACCTTAGCGCCTTTGTCGCGCCATAACTCCTCCATAAGTCCATGAAGAGCATTGTGTTTTCTCCAGTATTGGAGCTCTGTTGCTTCTTGCTTTTCTTTAGCTCTACTATAAGCATACATATCTAAACCCATAATATTCTCCTATTGAAAGTCAATGGCAATTTCATTGCCGATATAATTAAGACCTAACTGTTCAGGTCTGTAGATGCCAGCGAAGTGGTTCATCAACACCGTAGCACCAATACTATTGGTCTCTACGAATAATGTACCGTTAACGAACTCAGCTTTTACTGGACCTAATAACGAACCTACGTTCGCTAATACAATCTTTTCGAAATCATCATAACTACTCATTAAGCAGCCTCCCTTTCGTCCTTCATTAAACTAAACATGATGTGTTTAGCGCGATTGATAAACTGACGAGCAGTTTCAACGTCAGGTTCACCAAACTCGCCTGACATAGCTTCCTGTGCGTCTGATAAGATACTAGCTGCAAACATTAGCTCAGTGCCTGGAAAACAGTCTCGTTTTACCATCGCAGCTAGTTGAGCCTCAGTACATCCAAACATTTTAACTTCACTTGATAAATCTCTCATTTGTTTCTCTCCTTTAATTAATCAACCTATAATAGAATTATATCTAGAAAATGAATTAAAGTACATCTTTTTTTCACTTTTTTGTGAAAATAAATGTCTAATGAAATCAACTACTTAGGAAGGTTGATTTTATGGTGTTCTAACTGATTGATTTTATTGGTTAATTTTCTAACCGGAGGAGTGATTCTGGTGAGTTTAGGGACCCTATTTTGAGGTGGCCTTATATACGCCATTCCATTGAGCTGGAAGGCCCTCTTGCATGCGTTCTATCATATTTAGATAGTATTGCTTAATCGTAACACTATCGTCTTCAACTAAACCTTTAGCCCATTTTATAGCTTTATTCCAATTTCCGCGATAGTATTCTTTTAAGTATTCGTTATGGGCATGTTTAATAGTTTCACCAATTGTATAGATCCTAACGCCTTCAGTCTTACCCTTCACCGCGATGTTGTCTAACTCAATCACGTGGTATTTATCTTTAACAAGTTCAGCTGTTCTTTGACCTATAATTATCTTCACACCGTATGGTTTACTTTGGCCTTCAAGTCGTGATGCCAAGTTAACCCCATCGCCGAGACAAGTATAGTCGAAACGCTGTGAAGAGCCCATGTTGCCCACAACAACATTAGCAGTGTTAATGCCAAGTCCCATACCGAACGGCGGTACGCCTTCTTTAGCAATCTCTTCGTTGAACGCATCTAAGTCTCCTAACATGGCTAAGCCTGTTTTAACTGCATTGAGCGCGTGGTCTTTATCGTCTAATGGTGCGTTCCAAAATGCCATCTGCGCGTCGCCTATATACTTGTCAAGTGTACCATTATTATCTAAGATCTTCTGTGTCATGGCCGTCATATAACGGTTCATAATTTTAGTTAAACCTTGAACGTCTTTACCGTAATGTTCAGATATCGTAGTGAAGCCTCTTACGTCTGTAAACATGATGCTTAGTTCTCTCGACTCACCACCAAGTTTAAGCAGTGATGGGTCTTTCTGTAACTTCTCAACCATCGCCGGTGATAGGTAAGTACCAAACTGTTTCTTAATTTGTAGCTTAGCGTTTAACTCAGTAATAAACTTAACAGTGTAGGTATGAAGGTAAATAATAGCCAAAGAAAGAATAGGAAACACACTATCCACCAGATAACCGTAATGAGTAAAGGTATAATGAGAACCGTAATATAAAGAAACAATAAGACCAATAATAGGGACAATAGCATATTTCCACCTTGATAATAATATAATAACGATTGATAATAAGATAACAGCCAACACCTCAGCGCCGTCTGCCCAATCAGGTCTTGATATACTTGTGCCTGAAGTGAGTGTGTCTAGAACCGCTGCTTGTAAGTAATGTGGATAGAGTCCACCTCTAGGGCTGGCAACGGGATTGTTGAGTCCTCTAGCGGTAAGCCCAACGATGACGATACCTCCGTCAAACGATCTTGGGAGGTCCACAAGACTGTGTTGATTTGGGGCCGACGACCAATCAACCCAGATACGACCGATTGAGTCGGTTTGGATCTTTGCGAATTTAGGGATGCGAACAGCTTCGATTCCTCCATCGGAAGACTTAACTTGGAAGCTTGGGTCTCCGACTGCGACGCGCAAAGTTTCGAGAGTAATACTTGGGTAGAGCAAGCCTCCGCTTGATACGACCATAGGGACACGGCGAGTAACGCCGTCAATTTCAGGTAAGACATTCACAACTCCTATTCCAGCTGCGCTGGTATTAAAAATATCAATGTTAGGTTGGATACTTGGATAATCAACGGTAAAGTTAGATGCCGGAGTTCCAATCTCAGAAACACCAGGTCTAAACGGTGTACCCTTTTGTTTATCTGTTGTTGCTACTTGTGGTAGTACTACCGCGTGTGTTTTTAATTCTTGTGCTAACTTATCATCTTGGCCAAAACGATCCGCATCAGGCATGAATAGGTTGAATACGATTAACCCTGCTCCACGACTATAGATGTCACCAATGATATTTGCATATTGGCTACGAGGAAATGGGAACTGACCATACTTCTCGATAGCTTTGTCATCGATGTTTACGACGTGTACTTGTTTAGATTGTACAACAGGTTTACTTGTGATAAGGGTATCAAAGTATCTAAGTCTTACAGACTGCACGAATGATGGGTCAGAAGCCCTTACGCCAATCAATAAAGCCAGCGTTAAAAGAGCGAACCATGGACTTAACAGTCTCTTCATAGGTCTTTCCTGTATAGCGAACTTCCGCGATGTGTTTTCTTAAAGCCAAGTTTATCGTAGAAACCAGACTTACCTTTTTTATGCTCAACGTTTGACACTAAGCTGACGGACTTATGACCATGCTTCTTAGCCCAATCTGATATATGGTTAATCACTTTAGATCCCACACCTTTACCTTGGTGTTCCTTTTTAACGTCAATCCTGTGGATGTCCACGTTGCTGCCGTCGGAGCCAAGGTGAAGGGTATCGAGGGGATACTTAGATTTTAAATGAGCCGCTAAAGACTCAACGTCCTTATGGTCCTCAGTTAAATAATCTTTGAATGATAACATATATCTATTGTATCCTAATTACTAATTAATGTAAAATTATCTAAAAATCCTTCGTTGCGTTCTACGCGCCATACAAAAGACATTTGTGTTCCATTAGGCTTATCGTCGTTGACAAGTATGCGTTCACCGTTTGGCAAATCAAAGATGATGTCGTCAAACCTAATATCGTGTTTCTCTAAGAACTTTATAGTATGCTTCTTAAGATACTTTGGGCGCGCTGTTATTAAAACTATATGATCCTTCTTGGGTATAGTATCCCACAACTCTTTTACGCCAGGCAATAACTTATCTTTAAATACAGCCGACTTAAGTAGGTTATATCTTAATATAGTTCCATCTAGATCAATGAACCAAGTTTTACGCTGTTTAGACTTAAACTTAAACGGTATCATTTATAGCGGCAACCAGAGCCATAAACCTTGTGACATTAAAACAACACCAAACGTACATAGTATGAATGACGCATAGAATAGCGGCATTGAAACAGCCAATATCGATGCTGATAATAATACTATCGATAGTTGATAAGCTGTACCAGCGTAACCGATCCATGGTGATTTCTTCTTAGCGAAGTCACGGTCAGCTTCCAACTTCTTAGCTGTATCAAATAATACTGGCTTACCTTCTTTACCCTTGTCGTATGACTTAGCTTTCTCTGCAAACTTCTTAGCTAACACTGGGTTAGTAGCTGTTTGCGCCTCAATCTCATACTGTGTTTGCTTGACTGACTTAGCTTGGTAGAAGTTCCATAGGTCGTTTGCCTTGATCGTGTTGTTCATAACTGTAGAACTTAAACCACCACCATACCATACATTAAACGCTAATAGAGCGGCAAATATGTTGATGATTAAACCGGCGTGTGACTTAATCTTTACTTCTTTTTCTGACCTTGTTGGACTAGCGTTAGTCTCAGTCTTTGTTAATGTTTTGATTGCCATATCTTCTAAAGCCATTTTAGTTTCCTTTTTGATTAATGGTTATAGTGTTTGTAGTTGCGTCTTGATTCTGCATAGACGTTGACGATCCACTCTGATTAATATTTATCTGATAACCAAGGTCCTTATTGATTAATATCGTAGCGGTTTGACCATTCTTTGGTCTTTGAACCATCCAATAGGTATTCTTATCGAATATATATGTTCCAGTTAAAGAATTATAACCTACTTGAAATGCTGTTAATAGCTGATTGTCGAAAGCGTTTGTAAGGTACTGTGCGTCCAATAGGTTAACGTCAAGCTCGTTGTACCCAGCGTATGGGTCTTTATAGACCTTAACGTCCAATGCGTTCTGATCCAGACCATTAAAGTCTAAAGATGCACCAGACTTATCCTTTATCTCCTCCACGATCTGCTTCAATACTTCCTTGGGTGGCTTAACGATAAGCATGTTATCGATAGCCGACTCTGATAGTAATAATAAAAATGGTTTAGTTGGTTTGACTTCCGTTGAGGTCGTCATGGTTGCTTGGAAAGCTTGGTTGAGGGTTACGGTACCGGTTGCTGTGATGACGTCAATCATACCGACTGAACCATCTTTATTTGGAAGTAGAACTATAAGTGACTTACCAACCTCGTCAACCGTCATAGTAAATGCTGTACCACGAACAGCAACAGTGGCAGTAGGTGTGTTAATAGCCACATTCTTATTGTTCTCATGAGCGATGTTACCCGATGCATACCTGACGGTACCAATTGCCACATTAAGGGCTAGTTTACCAGCTCCCTTCTTGTTTGGATCGTAGACGAAGTCGTCTATTAATAGTTTAGAATGTTCTGTTACCCTGACTTGAGTATTATCTTGAAATGTGATACCAACTACACCGTTGGCTGTTTCAACTTGATCCATAGACTCAATGCCCAGGCCTGGCTGAGCATTAAGCTTGGATTTTTGTCTTGCTACTTCTGCAGACCCTTTATCCTCGGTAATCTTACCGATTGCGGCTTGACTAGTGTTGTGTGATAGACACAGAAGCACCGCTACCAGTAAGGTTAACGATTGCACTGTTTGGGTTAGTCGTACCATTTTGAGTGACATCAATTGTGTTATTACTACCAATAATACTAGTAGTAAGGTTATTACCATTTCCATTTGTGCCGTTAGCACCTGTTTGTAGTGTAGTTAATGTATTACTATTACCAGTTACAGTAAAGTTATTGTTAGTATTTTTACTGTTAATTGTAGATGTAATCGCATTGCTATCACCTGTCACTGTTAAGTTATAATTATAGTTGCCTGAATCATGTAAAGTACCGATGTTCAAGAGCGAGTTATTGTTAGAACCATTAAATGAGATTCCTAAATTACCTGATCCTGTACCAAAGTTACCCATGTTCAAAGTTGTACTGTTACTGTTACCAATCTGACTGATAGTAGCGTTAGAGTTACCACCTACAAAGTTACCCAAGATACTGTTGTTCATACCATCTTGTGTAATCGTAAGGTTCATACTATTACCATCAATAACGAACGGGTCGCCTGTAGTTAAGTTGCTGGAACCTACATTGTTGTTTGCGCCGGTTTGCGTAATTGTTACTGTTGATTGATCCGCGTTAGTTTGATCTATGTAGACCGAGTTACCGCCTGAATCTGCCCATGCACCGCTTGCCAATAATAAACCCATCACGATAGTGGTGAGTCTTTTCATCGCCTTATTTCTCCTGTTTAAATTGCCACATTCCTTGTTTTTCACCTTGGATAATTAATTCCTCCACTGCCCTATCTGTGGCCGACTTGATAGCGTGGATACTTGCTTCAGTTTGTGATATACCAATCTCAGACTCAAAGTTTTTAGTACCGTTATCAAAGAACTTAAATATTGCAACTCCTACGGTATAACTTAATATAGTTTTCTGAGTGTTCACTGTTAATAATACTTCTCCCGTTTGTGTACTAATAGCACGGATGCTGATAGTCACTACGTCTTCCTGATACTGTTGATCAGGTCCAATTCCTAAGTATCGAACCCCAATACCACCAGTTCGAATATTGGTGTCATAAGAAACTATGCCACCTTCAATAATCATGCCAGCGTATAAGATAGGATTCAAACCGTGTTTATCTTTTGCTTCCTCCCTTGACGAGCGAATCAGTTGTCTTTCTTTTAATAGGTTATCTAAACCTACTCGTTCCACGACTCTAAACCACTTGCCGTCGCCAGCTTCCTGTAGAGACTTAATCAATACAGTCTCACCGCCTTGTGTAACCGCTGTGGAGAACTTAGCTATGGTACCAGAATCTTTTCTTTGTCCAGTCTTATCTCCAAACCCATACAACGCAACGACTACTTTACCGTCTTTTGGTGGAGGTAGGTGTGTCTTAGTTTTAATTGGAGGACTTAACTCTGCGTCCTTCTTAATTGGTATAGGTCCACAAGCAGACAATAGGACACACATCATAATGAGTAGTAATTTTTTCATTAGAATTTTAGTGTTCCAATTGGTATTTGTACTTGTGTAACGTTACCATTAGGATCTGTTACAGTTAGGCTGATTTGATCTGCCGTCTTTGTATAAACGATAGTATTTCCCTCGATGGTCACTGTACCACTATTTTGAGGGTTCTCACCAAATAGATTATTAATTAATTGTGTAGATAGTTGAGCATAGACCCTGCTCTCAAAGTTGTTTAAGAACTTTTGTAAGTTCGTATTGTTTGCTGCCGCAGCAGCATCTTTTGCTGCTTGGAGCTTTGCGTCGTCTATAGCTTTCTTACGACTGAACTCCGTGTTCTCGATAGTTTGAACGTGAGAACTATATCCTATCCCAGAAAAGGAAGGAGACTTAAATTGAAACGTTTGTTCTGCATAAGCGTTACTCGCTATCAGTATGAGTACTAGTATTCTTATGAACATCCTTTTGTTCCTTTTCTCTCAAAGACAAAATAACATTCACTTTTTGATTGAGTCTGATAAGATCGTTATCCAACATTCTTACACGATCTATTAATGCTATCAAGACTGCACTAGTATCACTTATTACAGGTTTAATTTCTTCTGTTACCCATTTCCACACATAGTAGATGAAGTAACCCATTCCGCCAGCTGCCACTATAGGGAAGCCGTATTTGTTTATTGCAGCAACTATATCGTTCATCCAAACATCCTAAACGCCAGTATACTAACTAATAGTATTAAACACAATATAATGAATTCATTAAAGTTCATTAATCTCTCCTTGCATCTGATTGTTCTGCGCGGGCTATACGGTCTAAATCTGGTGGTATTCCTAAAGCGTGACTTACTTTTGTGTCTATACGAATAACGTCGTGGTTCATAGCTGCAACCCTTTTATCAAGGGCTGTAATTATACCAGACATACCTTTAACTCCGGAGGTAACACCAGCTAAAATAAATTTGAGAGTTAGGAACACAAAGTATCCTCCTGCCATGGCAGAAGCTATTGGAAATCCTACCTCTCCGACTAACTTTAAGAAATCCATATAGCTATTTATATGGATTATTCTTTGTATTTATCGTTTAATCTATCCGTTGAGTTTAAAGGCTTGTGGTGAGGATGATTAAGTTCATCAACTTCTTCCTCAATAGTCTTTGAAGGACTAATATACTCGTTGATGTTTACACCCAATGAAGGTTCCATAGGAGGAGGCGGGGGAGCGGTTGGAACTTCGTTGTCCTCATAGTGTAGTCCATCGTTACCGTTTTGACCAACTATATCTACACGGTTGTCGTCTTCCGTCCATGTTGGAGGTTCTCCTACGGACCAGGTTGATATATCTTGCTTACCTTCAGTCGGTGCTTGATCTAAAAAATCTGGTTCATATGGTGGCCAAGCTTCACTTGTTGGTTGCCATACTTGTTCCCAACCCTCAGGGGTTTCTACTTTAGGTTGACTTTTTTTTAGCGACCAGTTTACAGCGACAAGCATTAATACAGCTAATGGATCGAACACTAACACGATCATGATGATGACCCAACGAACTGCTTTTTCTAACATGTTCTGGTCTAGCGTGTCTCCATAGATCAACGCTGCGATATACTTGATAGGACCAACCTCAGCCTCGATCTTACGGGCTTGAGAAGCTACAGGAGCGCGTTCGCCTTGTAGTTTAACTATGGCTGCTTGTGCAGTTGAGATTTCGTTCTGTAACTTCTTACGTTCAGAACCTTGAGCCCGTCTAATTTGAACGGCTTTATCAGCTCCGGTTTCGTCTGTGGACCTACTTAACTTCTGATCCACCTGAGCATCCATCTGAGCTAACGCTTTACGAGCAGCTTCGATGTTATCACGCTGGGTCTTGATCTTTTCGTCGTAGATTTGTACTTGAGCTGAAACGTCTCCAGCGGGTACTGCTTGATCCAAGTGAGCTTTAGATAGGAATCCAAAGATACCCATAGATGTAATCATCATGAGGATAACTACGGCCGACGTGAAGTATGTTTTAAAAGTTGTTGGGATGTCCATCCAGTTTCTATACAGCCATGAAGCTACTACGAGTTTAGAAACTTCTAGTATACCTCCCATGACGATGATAGGAACTACGGCCGCAGCGAATATAGCTGTTAAGCCTGCGATTGAGTACCAAGCCGCGATACAGCTAAGCGATATAGCTGAAACGAACATAATACTTGTCATGACTTTATCGTTCATCTCTTTTTACTCCTTACACGCGACTCAGCGATAAGTGCGTCTTGAATCCTAATCTTATCGTCCTGTGCCTTGATAAGTTTATTTTGTTCCTCAATCTTTTGTAGGATGACGAGGTCTTCCTCTGTTAACTTTGACCAACGACTCACAGCCTCGTCGATTCTTTTATTCTGTCCAATAATTTGTTGTTGGTATTCTACTACTTGGATATAACACATGAAAGATGTGTATAAACACGCAGCACATACCAACGTTAATATAAATCCTATAAACCTTAACTTAACTCTCATTCTTTATATGACTCCTATGTATACGGCATTGGATCTGTCCATTGTACCACTCGTCTGGTTTCTCCAACACTTCATGTTGAAATTGATACTTCGCCTCGTAATAAGTCGCTGTTCCTTTAGTTAGGCAGAACATTAGGATCTCACGTCTAAACTTGTTTTCACCTAGTTCCTTGACGTCAGCTTGAACGTCCTTTGATGAAGACCAATAAGTCTTCCAGTCTGAATCAGTCTTACTTCTAATTTTCTTTTTCTTCTTAACTCCACTCTTAAGCGTAACGGTCTTAGTCGTGGTCTTACTAAACTTTGCCAGCTTTTTTCCGATGTAACGTTTACCTGTAACTAGGTTCGTTATAAGGTAAACAAATCCAACGTACTTTGGATCGATCTCCTCAACTGGTACATCGTTGTAGTACCATGTCATTCGTCTTCGTCTTCTTCAAATATGTCTGCTCCACACACTGGACAAAACACAATATCTTCAATCGTAACGTCGTTAGTCTTAACGGTTACCTTTCCTGTCGATTCACAGTTGTCGCAGTGAAAATACTTTGTTGCCACTATTGAGCTCCTCCCCATACGTCTTCCCAAGAACCTTTAAGTGCACCCTTCGCATAGTCGGTTACACGGTTCTCAAAGAAGTTACCATGAACTGGAGCGTTGATCATCTCCTCAACCCATTGCAGTGGGTTCTTTTTAACTTTAAAAATACCTTTTAATCCTAATGAGATTAGTCTACGATCAGCAATGTAACGGATGTATTGTTTAACGTCTGCTGGTTCTAACTCCCTCATGTGTGTACCAGAGAAACTTAAGTCGATGAACTTATCTTCAAGGTCAACCATCTTCTCTGCTATTGTATATATACGACCCTTTAAGTCGTCATTCCAAATCTCGTTGTTCTCTTTAATAAACGTCTTAAATAATTTAATCATGTTCTCAGCGTGCATGGTTTCATCCACGATTGACCATGTAACGATCTGACCCATTCCCTTCATTATACCATGACGAGGAAAATTAAGAAGCATAATAAAAGAACTAAACAACTGCATACCCTCAGTAAAAGCGCTGAACACAGCAATATGCGTTGCCGTGGATGCCAAGTCGCCATTCTTGTTAGAGAGTTCCAAAACGTAGTCATGTTTATCCTTCATCTCTTGATATTCCAAGAATTCGTTGTATGTAGATTCCGGCATACCAAGCGTTTCAATTAGGTGTGAATAAGCTGCGATGTGGAGGGCTTCACGAGCTGCGAAACCCATCAACATCATTCGTACTTCCGGTTGAGGAAAGTATGGTAGGTAGTTCTTAACGTAACCACCCGCCACATCGATATCACCTTGAGTAAAGAACCTAAAGATGTTAGTAAGGAAATGTTTCTCTTCCTGTGTTAACTTCTTTTTCCAGTCTTTTACGTCCTCAGCCATTGGAACCTCAGTGTGAAGCCAATGTGCCTGTTCATGTTTAAGCCATGAATCATACGCCCATGGATAATTGAATGGCTTAAAGTGATTTCGTGTGTCGGTTAGTTTTGTCATGATACCCTTATTTAGCTAACGGTAAGTTAAATTTAATACCAGTTGCTTGTTCGATTGCTGGTACCGTTGTTTGATACTTAGGCAAATCTTTAACTGGTAGTGCTGCGTTAGGCATCAACCAAGCTGTAACTTTTTGACTTTTCTTTTCATAGACGATCTTGTATAAACGAGTAGGGATACCTAAACCCTTACCAGTTACAGGATGTCCTGCGTCAAAGATACCACCTGAGATAACATAGAAGTCTGTGTTAGGAGCTGCTGCCCATTGACGTTCGTATGTCTCTGCTTGTTTCCAAATACCACGGTTGTTGTTTGCTACTTGTGGTACCATGTTTGATAGGAAGAAGCTTTCACTCATGATGTCAGCGTTGATTGTGTTGTTGCCTGCTGGCGCCATGTGACCACGGTCGTGTGTTTTACCAACTGTTGCATAGTCTGCTAAAGACGCTGAGCAGTTTGCAGTCACTGTTGGGTCTGGACGGAAATCGTCTTTACGTTTTGCTGGACCATTGATCGCTGCTGGTGTTAAGTGTTCGAACACTGCGATCGGTGCCTTGTTTGCGCAGCTGTGGATAACTGCGTAGTTCTTATGGCATAACTCTTGGTCGCCTGGTTTTGCTGCGTATGTTGGTGCCGCTACAGTAAATTGACTACACTGTTGTGCGATACCAGCAAATGCTGATGTTGCTGATACTAAAAATAATGCTGCTATAATCTTCTTCATATTACTCCTCAGTTTCTAAATATATATTACATTCACTAACGGTTATGTCTTTGATCTTTACCTTCTTACCGTCGATCCTCACAAAGACATGAGGCTCAACGTATTTCTTCTTTACGGACGCAGCGTCGTTGGATCCTAAAAATATATTACGACCAGCGTCCTTTAATCTTTTCATCATACCTTCTAATTGCATATTATCCCTCGCAAGCTAAACAAGTGTCGCCATCAGTCATCGCTTTAAGGTCGATCTCAGCGATAACTTCGCGTTCAATACGTTTTGAAACTTTATCCGCCTTAGCGATCTTATCAGAACGACAGTAGTACATCGTTTTAAGTTTTTGTTTCCATGCCATGAAGTGTACAGCGTGCACGTACTTAATGTTACTGTCCGGTCTAAAGAATACGTTTAGCGATTGTGCTTGGTCAATAAACTCTTGACGATCCGCCGCATGTTGCACCACCCATCTTTGATCGATCTCCATAGAAGTCTTAAACACATCCTTGGTCCAATCGTCCAATATATCCAAATGTTGTACTGAACCATCATTCGCAATGATTGAAGACCAAACCTCATCATACTTATCACCAGCCTTCTCCTTTATAATCTTGTCAAGGTACTGGTTCTTGTGTAGGTGGGATCCTGATAGGGTGTCTTGTCTATAAGCGTTGGCTCGAAATGGTTCGATACTTGGTGATGTGTTTCCCATAAGGATTGACGAACTAGCATTAGGAGCAATAGCCATAAGATGACTAAAACGATTACCCGTGCCTTCTGCGTCGGGTGCTTCGCCTCGTTCTTTACCCAATTGCTGATTCGCTTTGTCCAAGCTCGATCTAACGTGCGCGAAGATTTGTTTATTAAGTCCCGTGGCCATTGCACTTTCCCAGGGAGTATTTTTTCGCTGAAGCAAAGCGTGCCAGCCAAGAGCACCAATACCAATGCTCCGCTCACGAGAAGCAGAATACTTAGCGCGCTTAATAGTAGAAGGAGCAGTGTCAATAAAATATTGCAGCACATTGTCCAACATTTCTGCAACGTCCTTAAGGAAAAGTTTATCATTTTTCCAATCATCATAATACTCCAAGTTTAAAGATGAGAGGCAACAGACAGCTGTTCGCTTCTCGTTAGTAGGTAAAATAATTTCGGAGCATAGGTTTGATTGATGTACCTCTAAACCTTTGTCCTTTAACCATTGAGGTAGTTTTCTATTTGACTCGTCAATGAAGTGTAGGTATGGTTCACCAGTCGTCATACGTAGCTCTAATAGTTTCTGCCATAATTCTTTTGCTGACACCACTTCCCTTATTTCACCTGAGTGTGGATCTTTTAATTCCCAATCGTCGTTAGCTTCTGGATCTTTCATGCAGTTCTCAATGATCTCCATGAATCGATCTGGGATGTTAACACCGTGATGTAAGTTTAAGCAACGCATGTTTTGGTCGCCCGTTGGCTTACGCATCTCCAAGAACATTAAGATGTCCGGGTGAGATATGTCCAAGTAAGCAGCATAGCTACCACGGCGAGTGCGACCTTGGCGATAGGCCAAAGACGATGCGTCGTACATCTTGAGGTGAGGCATGACTCCAGTAGATTTATCGTCTGCAGAGCGAATACCAAACCCAATACCCACACCACCCCCAAGCATAGATAACCAATTAGTTTCATTTAAGTTGTCCACGAGCCCTTCAGCTGTGTCCTCAATATAGTTTAAAAAGCATGATATCGGTAAACCTCTCTTGGATCTACCAAACGAAAGGATAGGAGTTGCATATGATAACCAATGCTTTGAGCTATACTCATATAATCTTTGTGCATGGAATTTATCTGTGGCGAACTGACTTGATACGAATGCGAATCTTTCTTGTGGGGATTTTTCGTCGTCCTTCATATACGACTCTTTTAATCTAATCATTCCTAACTCATCGAACAACG